TGACAACTGTAATGACAGACTTTAATGATGAAAAAACTCAATTAGCAGCAAAAGCACTTGAGTGGCAAGAAAAATACGAAAATCTAGCAGCTGAGGTAGAAGCAGAATAATGGCACAACCATCATCAAGACAAGGATTAATCGACTATGCATTAAGGAAGTTAGGAGCTCCTGTGCTGGAGATTAATATTGATGATGATCAGATTGATGATCTTGTTGATGACGCTATTCAAATTTTCAACGAGAGGCATTTTGATGGTGTTGAAGAAATGTTTCTTAAGCACGAATTTACTCAGGATGAATTAGATAGAGGTAAAGCGACATCAGAAACAGATTCTCAAAACACTGCTGGTATCGTAACAACAACAGGTACATCTACTACAATCAGTGGATATGGTACAACCACTTCTAATTTTGTAGAAAATTCTAACTTCATTCAAATTCCAGATTCAGTTATTGGAATTGAAAAGATATTTAAATTTGATAGTAGTTCCATATCAGGTGGAATGTTTAGTATCAAATATCAGTTGTTTTTAAATGATTTGTATTATTTCAACTCAGTTGAATTATTACAATATTCTATGACTAAATCTTATCTTGAGGATATAGATTTTTTACTTACACCAGAAAAACAAATAAGATTTAATAAAAAACAGAATAGGTTGTATCTTGATATGGATTACAACTCAATCAATGTAGGAGATTTTATAGTCATTGATTGTCAGAGAATATTAAATCCAAACGATTTTACAAAGGTTTATAATGATCCATTCTTAAAAATGTATTTGACTGCACTAATGAAAAGGCAGTGGGGTCAAAACTTAATTAAGTTTAGAGGAGTAAAACTTCCCGGTGGATTGGAATTGAATGGAAGAGAAATATACGATGATGGCCAGAGAGAATTAGATGCCATTTTACAGAAGATGCAACTCGAATACGAGTTACCTCCTCTTGACTTTATCGGGTAATATGTATGGCACTCAATCCGTTTTTTCTACAAGGATCTCCCGGTGAACAAAGATTAGTTCAAAATCTTATAAATGAGCAGTTGCAAATTTATGGGGTTGAGATTACTTATATACCAAGAAAATTTGTAAATAGACAGTCTATCATTGAAGAGGTGCAATCATCTCGATTTGATGATAATTTTTTATTGGAAGCGTATGTGAATACCTATGAGGGATATTCAGGTGCTGGTGATATTATGACAAAATTTGGTGTAAGTCTAAGAGATGAAGTTACACTTACTATATCAAAAGAAAGATTTGAAGATTTTATATCACCATTTTTAGATCCAGATGATTACGAATTAGCAACAAGACCAAGAGAAGGTGACTTAGTTTTCTTTCCATTAGGATCAAGATTATTTGAAGTTAAATTTGTAGAGCATGAACAACCATTTTACCAATTAGGTAAAAATTATGTTTATCAACTACAGTGTGAACTCTTTGAATATGAAGATGAGGTTATTGATACATCGATTGATGAGATTGATACACAAGTCGAGGATCAAGGATTTATTACTACTCTTAACCTTGTAGGTTCAGGAGAAACTGCAACTGCATCAGCAACTCTTGCACCTGCTCAGTCTGGTTTTATAAATTCTCTTACAATTTTGAATGATGGATCTGGATATACATCAACACCAACTGTATTCATTTCAACATCAAGAAACGCATCAATAGGTGTAAACGCATCTGCAGTCGCAATTACGACTGAAAGAAATGGTGTATTTTCTATTAAGGAACTCATATTAACAAATGCAGGTGCTGGATATACAGTCGCACCAAGTATTAGTATTGTTGGTGGAAATGGAACTGGTGCGATCGCAACATGTGGAATCACCACATCTGGAAGAGGTGTGATATCATATACAATTACTAATGAAGGTTCTGGATATACCGTTCCACCATTAATCACTGTGGCAGGGCCTAGTGGTGCTGGAACGACTGCTACTGCAACTGCTATAGTTGACACTGGAAATGCTAAATTATCGTCTATAAGACCTGTTAACCCCGGTGTAGGGTACACAGTTGCACCAACAGTTACAGTTGCAGATCCAAATATAATCACGGGTCGTGGAAATTACTTATATAATGATCTTGTTGTTGGTCAAACATCAAATACAGAGGCAATAGTTAGATCATGGGATGCAGATACAAAAGTTCTTAAAATCACAAATGTTGGAATCGGATCAACAATTAGTGGATTCATTCCGGGTGAGGAAGTTAGAATACAAACAGGTATTGATCCGGGAACTGGACATAGGATTCATAAAACAGTGTTCGTATCTACAGGAACAACTACTGGAACAGTTGGTGTATCAACAACATTAATCACTGGAATCAGTACAACTGGAATATCAGTTGGTGCTGCTGTATCAGCGGTAGATAATGTAATTGGATTAGGTGTTACAGTTGTATCAATCGGTATAGGATCTATCACCGTTGATTCTCCTAGTCTGAACACATCATCAACATCATTTACACTGTCAACAGGAACAACATCATTTGTTGCATATAATGTTCGTCAATATGAACAAGAGGATAAATATGATGCATACAGTGATAATGATGAATTTGAACTGGCTGCAGATGAAATTGTTGATTTTGCGGAATCTAATCCCTTTGGTACATACTAATGTTAGGCACTTATTTTTATCACGAAATACTTAGAAAGACAGTTATAGCGTTTGGAACATTATTTAATGATATTCACATTCGTCATAATGATAATACTGGTAAATCAATCAGCGATATGAAAGTCGCATTGGCATATGGCCCAATGCAGAAATTTTTAGCAAGACTTGAACAGCAAGCAGATTTAAATCGTGCAACTCAAATCACATTACCAAGAATGTCTTTTGAGATGACTAATATTGCGTATGATGCAACAAGAAAATCTACAATCACGCAAACATTCAAAGCATCTGATGGATCAAACTTAAGAAAAGTATTCATGCCAGTTCCATATAATATTGGTTTTGAATTAAATATCTTAGTTAAACTAAACGATGATGGATTACAAATTATAGAACAGATTTTACCATTTTTTCAACCATCTTTTAATTTAACTGTAGATTTAATAAGTGTAATTGGTGAGAAAAGAGATATTAGTGTTGTATTAGATAACATATCATTTCAAGATGATTATGAGGGAGATTTTGCAACCAGAAGAGCATTAATTTATACTTTAAACTTTACTGCCAAAACATATCTATTCGGCCCAGTTGCAGATACACCAGAAGGTCTTATTAAGAAAGTTCAGTTGGATTACCACACTAATATGGATCGTGAGAATAAGAGAAGAGAACTGAGATATACAGTTACACCTAAAGCACTTAAGGATTATGATGCTGATAATACTGCTCAATTAACATTTAATATTGGTAAGGATGATGTGAGAATTACTGTCACTGATTCATCTAATTTTGCTGTTGGTGATCGTATTGTAATTGATACTGAAATCATGAAAGTTGATGCTAAACCAGATGCAAATACTCTTGCAGTCAAGAGAGGATTTAATAGTACAGTTAAAGTAGGACACCTTGAAAATACAAAAATTAATAAATTAACTACAGCAGATGATAATCTGATTGATATTGATGATGACTTTGGATTTAATGAAACATCAAGCATCTTTACAGATTCATTACAATTTAATCCTGCAACAAGGACAGACTCATGATGAATACAAATTTTAACAGTATTGAAAAGTCTTTAAATGTAGAAACCTCTATTGTTAAACCAGATGTAAAACAAGAATTGCCTAATGTAGTTCTCAAGAAAGATGATGTTGAAAAAGATTACAAATATACTAGGGGACAATTATATTCACTAATCGAAAAGGGCCAAGAGGCAATTAATGGAATTATGGAACTTGCGGGTGAAAGTGCAAGTCCAAGAGCATATGAAGTTGCAGGTCAATTAATTAAGTCAGTTGCAGACAGTACAGATAAGTTAATGGATTTGCAGAAGAAGATGAAAGATATTGATGAAGAAAAGACAAAAACTCAAAGTAATGTCACTAATAATGCATTATTTGTAGGATCTACAAGCGAGTTATCAAAACTACTAAAACAAGGTATTCTAAATAATAATGACTCAGAAACTGCTGAATGATGAAATCCTGTAAAAAAGGATACTACTATTGCAACACTGATAAGAAGTGTAAACCAATTCCCGAAGGATCAGTTCTTCGTGATGATGGATTTTTAATGAAAGAAACCTTAGATGAAAAAGATAAACCATTTGTAAAAAAATTGGTTAAGAAACTAAGGGGTGGTTCTAAAACACATGCTAAACAAGCAGATGATTTAGAAAAAGCAATGAAGGAAGAAAAGCATGGTGATCATGAACCAGAAATGATTCGTAATCAATTGAAGACAGCAGGTAGAGCATCTAAAAGGATTGTTAAACACTCACGCAAGAAAGATAATTTCAAAGCATGGGTACAATCAAAGATAACTAAGGCATCTGATTAC